AGGTTCACCGTCTAAGTATTTACCAAGTGTGCGCCGACGAGTTACCTTGGCTCCCACTAAATCATCAAGCTCATTGATAACTTGCGTGAAAGTGCCAAGCACATTGGCCACTGTCAAAGTGGGCTGCGCAATTTGTCCAGTGGTGCTTTTTTCGTAGCCCGCTGCGGCAATGGGAATGGGCTCGTAAATATTTCCTTTCCATTGAATCTTTGTATCATTAGGCTTTAGCTGATTCGTGAAATAAAATATATCTGCAGGATCGTTCGTAATAGGAGAAAGATCTAGGTCAATTAGCTCTACGATGGCATCATGCCAGCCTTGTTGAACGTCAGCTTCTATTGTCATAAACCCTCCTTACGGTAAAGCTAAAAATATTACTGTTTGGCCCCACTGTTCGCCACTGCCATTGATTTGGCTCTAGACGATATTTGTATCTTGTGTCATCCATAAAGAATTGACTATAGAAGAAGTCTCCATTAAGCGCCGCTAGCTGACTGTCAAGAGCAATGGCAGTGGAATCAGGGATGGGGACTGTCTCAATGGAATACTGCCGAATGTCATTGTTGATGCCATCAGGACGAGTTTGTTCATAGCCATCTCCAAACTGCACCTTTTCAATGCGCGATCCACGCTGGACAGTTAGTCCGTATTCACAAGGTATGGCAAAAGTGGGCTGAGTCATAAGGAATTAGCGAGAAGCAAGAAGCCCGCCAGGACGAAGTTCACCAACAATCACTTGTTTTACTGCTCCTTCAATTTTACGCCCTAATTCTGAAGAGTTAGAGCCCGTGGCATTGCTTTGCGCTTGGCCATTGCTTACGTTAACGGTGATGTTGCTATTGATTTGATTACCGCCATCGCCCCCTGAGAGCTGCACGGGGACGCTCTTGCCGTCTGGAAGGGGAATCACTGCCTCGTTGTAGCGCCCTTCGCCTACAAGGCCCAGTGTGGGGCCTGTGACGATGCCTCCGTTGGCGAATGCACGGAAGCCGCCAGGAGCAATGCCTCCGTTGGCGAATTGATACTGCCCCCCAACGCCAGTTAGGTCGCCTAGCGGATTATTGATCGAAGCGGGTGCTGACAAATCAGACAAGCCCGCACCTGGCGCCAATCCTGGAAGCAGACTCATAATTCCCTTAATAAGCGCCATCTTCAAATACTCGGCAATCATATTTGCCACCATGTCGGCAAACGAATCTGCAACGCCTTGGAAGAAGCCAGTAAGCGCCTCTCTCGCGGTCATGCTGCCAGTGACGATGCCTTTAAATGCTTCGCCAAAAGCATTACTAATTGTGGAAGCAATACCCTTAAGATCATCTTTGGCTTTTTGAGCGGCAGCCACTTGTTCCGAAAGAACTGCTTGCTGTTCAATTTGTGTTTCAGAAAATAATGGATTTTGTTGCCTCAAAGTTTCCCTTAGTTCTGCCTTTGGATCAAGTGTTTGCGCAAGCCTTAACTGTCCTCCAAGTTCATTAAGTATTGTCCCCTGCCTTACTTCTTGCTTCGATAAAATTTCCCGCTCAACGGCTCCGCTAGTAAGCCTAATTCTATCCTTGAGAATATCGAATTCGTCCTCCGACAAGTCTTTCGTCATTTCCAGCACTTTCAAATATGCTTGCTGCTTGGCAGTTAGACCTTCAATGCCATTCTGTAAATTTTCAAGAAGCATTTTCTGCTCAACCATTGAAAAGTTGGCATCTTTAATTGCACTATCAAAAGGTCCTGAGAGTTCCTTGCGGGCGCCTTCAACTGCAATATTACGCTTATCGGCCGCAATAATAAGCTCCCTCTCCGCGAGAATCTCCATATCCTTAATCTTTAAGGTCTTATCCGCAGCGCTTAAATTATCCCTGTTAATTGCAAGCCGCGAAAGTCTAAGCCTCTCAGCCACTTCCTCTTTCGACGATTCTAGTTCTAATTCTGCAACCGCAATTTTATACGATGTCTCGGAAAGCAGTCCTGCTTGACGCCTCTGGTCTATAGATTGTTTTTTCGCCTCTAGTCGTAATTTAATAAAATCAAGGGTACTTCTATCGTAAGTATCTAATTTGCTTGCCGCCGCTGCCGCTCCATCTCCTCCTCCTCCTGTGATCGGAGCAATGTCAACTGGCTGCTGGGATTGCTGTTCGTCAAAATTAATTTGACGCTGCCTGTATTCAGCTTCTCGCCGCATACCTTGCCTGCTATCTATGGCGCCTCTTAATTGAGTAATTCCTACCGTTTGCCGAAAACCCTCTGGCCCTCTTTGTCTAGTGGCCGTTGTCTCAGTACTAACTCCAGCTCTTTCTAGCGCTGCTTTCTCTTGCGGCGATACGACAATCCTTCCTTGACTGCCTGCAACTTGCTCTCGCTGCGAAACCCCTTGCAACAACTTGACATCTGCTGCGGCCTGATTGGCAGCTTGTCGAGCTTCCGTTTGGGACATTGAACGAATGGCTTGAGCGGCGCCAATAGCCTTCGCTCTTGTGTCAGCCAAAGCTTGATTCATGCTCATAAATCGCTCAATCAGCATACTTATCCCGACAAGTACCAGTCCAACTCCAGTAGCAGCGAAAAACGTTCTAAGAGTTAAACCTGCCGTGCGGATAGATGTGGCAGTGACCGCTGCAGTTGCCCCTGTTGCCTGCATCATTCCACGGAATGCAGACAGCGTGGGCACGCCCATAGCTACACGCGCATTAAACAGAAGGAGTTGCAGTGAGTTGAGAGCCCACAGCCCTCTCATTACTCCTAATGCCATGTTAAGCGGCACAATAATTGCATATATTTTTGCCATGTAGCCGACAATGGGATTACCGGCAATTTGCAACAATGCACTGCTTACGCCTAGAGCAACTTTTGCAAACTCTCCAAACACTTGAGCCAATCCTATGGCATTAGTGCGCAAACCTTCAAAGGTGGGTCTTAATTTTTCAAGCTCTTGCGCAAAGGCAAATCCTCCTGCTGTTTTGGCGTTGACTCCTGTAAAGAAAGCATTGAATCCATCTGTGACAGTCTTTAGGCCGCTTGTCAATGGCATGACAACGGAATTTAAGAATCCAACGGCCACTGGCTCAAAGGCCTCATAAAGAAGCTTGGCCGAGTTTTGCATTCTGTTCATCACACCTTGGAAAGTAAGGGCTGCTCCCTCAGCACCCGGCCCAAATTCTTTGCGCATGATTGAGCCCACATTCGTGAGCAAAACTTTCATCGCGCCGCCCTTATAAGCACCATCCTCTAGTGCCTTGGAAAACTTTGTAATTGCCTCTGGTCCCTTAAAGCCAGCGGCCTTAGCAAAGATTGCCATGGCGCCAGGCAGTACATCGCCTAACTGCCCTTTAAGCTCTTCACTCATTACTTGGCCTTTGCTGGCCATTTGAGCAAAGGCATAGTTCACTCTGTCTACCTTGTCAGCGCTCATGCCGAAGGTAGCAGCAGTCTGGCTAATACCGAGGAACAGATCGCGAATCTCGTCGCCACTGAATCCAGCCGGTTGCATGGAAGCGTAAAGTTTTACAAAACCATCACGAGCCGATTGCAGAGGCGTGTTATATTTCTCAACGATGTCAAGAATAAATTGAGATGATTCCGCTGCCTCCTTGGCAGATGGAGAGATCTCGCCAATCGTATTTCTAAAGGTTTGCAGTGCCCCAACTGCCTCACCTACCTGCGCCGGGAATGCTTGCAAAAGTCCTAACGCTTTATAAGCAGTGCCGTATAACAGCACTTGTTTTGCGGCAAAGCCAAATTCCTCGCCAATTTCACGCACCAATCCTGCCCCTGGAAGTTTGGGCACATTGAACTGCATACCTCCGAAGGAACCGCCACCTCCGCCTCCCCGTGGAGGAGTAGGAGGTACAGCGCCACCGCCGCCACTTGGCACAAGTGCTCCTCCCGCCTCATAAGGTACTATTGCACTGGTCGGGCGTCGCGGCATTGCAGGTCGATTCGCATAGCTATAGCGAGCCGGTGCGCGAGTAGGGGTTTCCCCCATCACGTCAACGCCTCTTAACACCGAACGCATGCGAGCTTCACGTTCTCGTCGCGCAAATAATTGTGCTTGAGTCTCTGGTAGAGGAGGAGGAGTCGCAGCCCCGCGATAAAATCCCGTTGCAGCGGAAAGCATCTTGGGGGCAACGACTTGCCTTCCTCCCAGTAATGGTTGACCGATTTCTCGAATATTAGCTTTTTGTACGTAAGATTGATTCGCTGCAATGCGAGATTGAACGAACACACTCCGCTCTGCGTTGCGAACAGTTTCTTCCAGTGCTCTAAGAAAACTTTGAGCGGCGTCCTTGATTTGGTTTCGCCTGGTAACTTGCTTTGCTTCTTCGATTGATTGTTTTATTGCATTTTCTGCATTTATACGTGCTTGCGCTAAATAATTAAAATATTGCTCCGTATTGAGATGGTCAAATATATTTAATGACTCTTTTTTGATGGGCGGGGCGCTAAATACTTCCCTTACTTGTGCCTCTACTACTTTGAAATAGTTACGCAAAATGGCATCTACTGCATCCTTTGTCTGCTTAGGTGCGGCCAGTTTTCCAAGGCTATTGTCGCCACCGCCAGAAGGCAGCAGTCGCGGGCCAGTGCTCGCTATCGAGGCTTCAATAATTGCCTTACTGCGCCCTGCGGAACTAAGAGGAGGAAGCAGTCCTGCGGGCTCTGCAGACGGTCCAATGCCTCTGTAGGCAGGGGGCAATAAGCCTGCAGGCTCTGCAGACGGTCCAATGCCTCGGTAAGCAGCAGGCAGCAAACCGGCAGGCGTAAACGGTTTTGGCCTTGACGCTTGCTGTTGCGCACGAATACTTGCTGGGTCCATTCCCAGCATGTTGAAAATTCCACGAGCAAAAGTATCTAAGACCTTCCCGAGTCCGCTTCGGTCGGGATTACGCATTACTGCTTGAGGGTCAAGGTACTTCTTGACCATTTCAATGGACGAATCGGTAACAATTTTATTTATTAAATTGTTTACATTTTTGAATCGCCCGACACCCCCAACCCCCAATTGCTTTCCAATATCTTTTAGTCCGCCAATATCAAATCCCCCTGTCGCTAGCGACCGTCTTAACTGCTCTCGCCTTGCCGCTTCGGTGACGCCTCCGCCACCTCCCGCCATGCGCTGAGCGCCAATCTCACTGATTTCTTGCAGCTTACGCCTTACGTCGGCGTCGATATCAGAACGACTTTTTGCGCCACCACTAATAGATGCAGACTCCAGGTCGGCCTTAATTTTTACAGTAATACTGCCTAGCTTTTGCCTAAGATCAGTCTTGAATTTATCAGAAGCAGTTTGCGAAACCGGTTTTAATCCAACGGGAAGCAAGATCTTGCCGCCTTCTGTCATGACACTGCGATAAACACTAGAACGAACTTTGCGAGCCTCTTTCTGTGTAACGCCGTTTTTAACGCTAATAGGAATCTCAATTTTATTTTGTGTTTCTAGCGCTGCAAGCTGTTTCCTAATGTTTTCAATTGCACGCGGAAAACTATTAATATTGCCGCCAATTTCAACGCGATAAGTACGGCGTTTAATGGCTGCCTGTAAATTATTAAGTTCAGTATCTAACGTTCGCCTATTAAACTTGACATTGATTTTTGGCGCAAACTCGCTCTGAGCTATATTTGTAAGCTTCTGAATCTCGCTGCGAAAGCCGGTAAGATTTAGGGATACTTCAAGCCTGAGCTGAGGAGCGGCCATATTTACACAGTGGTCCTATTCTTCGTAGTGTAGCTACTCACTAGATTGTTCACGCGATGAAGCAGTCTTTAATTCATCAACAAGCAAGGCAATAACTCGTCCATCCATCTTCCTGGAGCGCATTAAACGCTTTAATACTGCCAAGCTTTCATCAGACAGGCCATTCTCTTTCTTGATTTTTTTAGTGTCAAACGGCAGGAAATCATCAACGGAAACCCTGGCTTTCTTGCCGCCAAGTGCTCCTACTACTACAGTTCCAAGCTTTGCAGTGGAAATGCTATTGATATTGTATTTTGTGATGTCATGCTTTTCTAGCCACTTCAATGCAGTGATCACGTCCTGCACGCGCTGTTTGCCGAAACTACTTCCTTCCCA